TAGCAGGCCGCGCAGTTGGCTCAGGTCTTGGTGTTGCCGCAGGCGCAGGAGAAGCCCGTGAAGCCGCTGAAGCTAAAGGTGCCACAGGCGAAGAACGACGTTTGGCTACACAACTCGGTGCGCCTACTGGTTTGCTTGACATACTTGCCCCACAGATCAAACCATTTAAGAGTTTGATGGGTACTGCCGTAGCACGGGGCGGCGTTGAAGGCGCAACAGAAGCGGCGCAAAAGATTGCACAGAACCTGATTGCCAAGGGCGTATATGACCCAAGTCAGGAAATCCTTGTCGGTTCTGGCGAAGAGGGCGCGTACGGCGCAGGGGTTGGTGCACTGGCCAGTTTGATTGTTGACATGACCATTGGCCGCAAGGCACGTCGTGCACAACTTGGTTTGGACAAAGAAGCACCCCCACCTGCAGGTGAAGAGCAGAAACAAAGCATTCAACAGCAACAACTGCTTGGATATGACGCACAACCGTTTACTCCAGTCATTATGCCGGACGGCTCAGTCATCACAAGCCGCGCCGATTACGACGAATACCAGACAGGCAAACAAGCCCAATCCCGCCAACGCGAAGCCGACGTACGTTCTTCTGACCCCATGGCAGGTATGTCTGAATTTGACCGCAGCCTTGCAAGGAGCGGAAAGCAAGCAGCGCTGCAGGAGACCTTTGATGAAGTACAGCCTGACTTGTTTGGAGATGTGTTGCCACCGAAGACTCCCCGGGAGCAGCAGGTAGATGAGGCCGCGCCAGTAGTGGATGAGCGGCAAGGTGAGTTGCCACTGGTGGGTGGTCGCACCCAAGAGCAACAGATCATTGAGTTGATCGCTGGGGAAAAGAATCAGCAAGAAGTTGACAGAGTAAAGCAAGCCGCCGATGAACGCAAAGCCGCAGAAGACAAGGCCAGTCAAACCGAGCGTTTGAAGTTTGAGTCTGACCTTGCCGAATTGGACGACACTATTGCCCGCAAAGAAAAGAAGTCCACCGACGATCGCAGACTGCAAGTACTTTTGCCCCTGATTAGCAACCCTGACATCAAGAATGTTGAAGCGGCGTTTCAAGCCGAACTTAAACGCCAACGCTATGCAAACACAACGCTAACAGAACGTGAGCAAGGGTTAGTCAAACGCTCAGAAGATTTTAAAGCCGCTGAACCTGTGGCCCCCGAAGTCGAGCCATCTGCGCCTGCTCAGAATCAGGCAATGGAAGCGCTCATTCCTGAAAAGAAAACAGGACGTGTACAGGAACAACCTAGTTTCCCGGGCATGGGTAAACCAAAAGGCCCCGCACCGCAAGCCTTCTCTGATGAAGAACTTGAGGGACAAGCCGCGTCATTCGGTACTGTGTTGACGCCTGAGATTCTTGACCGCACCGGATTGCCTAAGCAATCAGGTTTCTACAAACAGTTACTAAATAAAGATATGGCTGACCCTGCACAGCAACCGCAAGTTGCGGATGTGTTGGTGCGTGTACGTAGTAACCCTAACTTATCCCCCGCTACCAAGCAAGCCGTTGAGGGTGTTGCCATGCAAGCCTTTGGTGGTCTAGCCAAACAAGGCGAAATGTTCGGCCCTCGCGGTAAGGTCTTAGCGCCTGTTTCTAAGGAGAAAACAAATGCCGCACCACGAAAGCCAACTACCCCTGATGCAGATGCCGGTAAAGCAACTGGAACTAGCAATGCAGATAATAAACCAAGCGAACAAGCGAAGAAGCCTGTTCGACCCGCTAGTGATACCACAGGAACTAAAGCACCTGCAAGCACTGGAGTGGCAAGCGGTAAGCGACCTGCTGGAGTCTCTCCAGACAGAAAAAATGTGGGAGAACCTCCACTAAAACCAAAGGCTACGGCAACTATAGACCCGCGCATGGCAAAGCGTATTGACGACGTGGAAGATGCGCAAGATGCCGCTGAGTTTGTTGAAGACTTAAAGAACGTCCGTACTCGCACTCGTGAACAATACGACCGCCAAGTTAAGTCGGTATGGCCTGTTATTGAACGCGCTAAGAAAGTATTGCGAGATACTGCATATCCTGACTCACTAGAAGCAGGGGCAGTAGATTTCCATATTCGCCAACTTGAGGGAGTTGCTGGTCAGTACGATGCACTGATGGCAGGTGAGGATTTCAACAGTCCGCTACGTAATTTTGAAGAAGCAATGAAAACGCTTCCCGCTGATGTGCAACGTTTGCAGGATTCAATTAACGCTTTAAACGTGGCTTCCCAACCAAGTAAACGTACGCCCAAGGCTACAACTACGCCCAAGGCTACTACTGCACCTAAGACTACGTCTGCGCCCAAGACTACAACAACGTCTACGCCCAAGGCGGAAACTAAGCCCGAGGGTAAACCCGAGGGTAAACCCGAAGGTAAGCCTGAGATCAAAGGTGTGGTCAAAGACTCTGCCATGTACGATGCACTGGCTAAAGAAGACAAGGCCAAAGCCATCGACTTCCTTGCGGCGGATATGTACAACGCAATGTATCCCCAAAAGAACGCAACAAAAGTTCTTAATGAGATCAATTCACAGCTTACGGCAGGTCAAATTATTGACCCGAAATTTGGGAAAGAAGGAGCGTTTGTCCCCGGGATGGGCGGTAAGCATGCTGAGGCATACTTTAATTCCCTGAGTGATGCCGATCGCAAGGCCCTGATCGACCGCTTACAGCACTACTTCATAACAAGTGAGGTAAAGACTGCCGCACGTTTAGCAGAACTCAACGCCAAGCAAGCCCTCGATCGCGCAGTCCAGCAACAGATGGATGACGAACTTGATTTGCTCGCAGATGCCGTAGTCTTAACTCGTCCATTACACCCTGCCATCATTGCTGTGGCTAAGTCGGGCAACCTGCTCGGTGCGCTTCGCATGATTGCAAACCAAAACCTTGGCCGTGCATCTAGTGCCGCACAGCGTTTGTCTGAAGTTATTGGGGGTACAAAAATTAAGTTTGTAAAGAACTTAAAGAACGCTTCCGGCCAACCCGTTGCCGGTCGCTACGACCCCAAGACAGACACAATCAGTATCGACGCCGGTGCAGTGTTTGATCTACATACTCTTTTGCATGAGGTTACTCACGCCACCACGTCACATGTTTTAGAAAACAAGTCACACCCCTTGACTAAACAACTTACAGAGTTGTACAACAATGTTAAAGGCTCGCTAGACACAGCGTATGGCGCACAATCGTTAGATGAATTTGTTGCTGAAGCGTTCAGCAATCCTGCGTTCCAAGCCAAGTTAGCCGCTATCAATCCCAAAGGCGAGCCTATTTCTGCATGGCAACGCTTCAAAACATCGGTTGGGAATTTCATTCGTCGCCTAATGGGGATGGAGACAAAGAGCCCAGACTCCGCGCTCGACGCTACCGATGCGATGATCAACGAGATTCTTTCCCCTGCTCCTGAGTCTCGCAGTGGTGATGTGCTGTATGCCGCCGCCTTGCAAGGTAGGGGTGGCAAACTTCTTGACGGGTTAAGTCAAAGCTACCACGAACTGCCGTACATCAACGCAGAGTGGAAAGGCCGCATCAACGAGTTCTTCACAGGCACTACGCCTAACGCAATTAAAAACATTGTGCGCAGTGCCCTACCGCTAAACGCATTGGTCGATGCCGCACAAAAATACATCCCTATGGCAAACAAGTTGGATGTGCTTGTGGGGGAACGTGCGGGGTCAGAGAACGCCCGTAGCCAATCGATTGAGCCAATCATCGACCGCGTGGAGAAATGGGCAAAGACCAATTCCGATAAGGTAGACGCCCTCAACAACGTCATATATACAAGTACGTTAGAGCAAGTCGACCCGTCCAAGACTCGCGCCACATACGCCAAGGATGCCGAGAAGTTAAAGGCTTGGGATGCCATGCAAGCCGACTGGCGCACTCTTGGCGAGAGCGGTCACTCTGTGTACAACCAGATGCGTGACACGTACAAGAAGATGTATGAACAAGTCAAGGACGTACTTGACGCACGTATTGACTCGGCCATCGAGGACAAGGGCACAGCCAATAAGATTAAGGCCGAAGTTTACCAACGCCTGTTTGCAAGTGGCAACATTGAGCCTTACTTCCCGCTGACCCGTTCAGGCAAATATTGGCTGTCATACAGCGCAGTTGACCCACGCAACGGCAACAAAGAGTTCTACGTCGAGGCGTACGAGACTAACTACGCCCGTGACCAAGCAATCAAAGAACTCAAAGCTGACCCAAAGGCCAAGGCTGATGACATTCAGAAATTTGCTAATGCAAACCAAATTAACTATCGCCGCGCACCTGCCACATCATTTGTAAACGGGGTGCTACGCACGTTGGAAGCCAACAAGGTTGACGCTGAAGTCACTGAAGAAGTGATGCGGTTGTTCTTAAACACCCTGCCTGAGACATCGTTTGCTCAGTCATTCCGTCGACGTAAAGGCACACTTGGTTTTGACAGGCACGACGCTATTGGTGCATTGCGTACAAAGACGTTCAGCTTGTCTCGCCAACTCTCCAACATGGAGTATGGTCAAAAGTTCGAGCAACTGCGCACTGAGATCAAAGACTACGTCCGTAGCCAAGGCAATCAAGAAGAAGCCGTGCAGTACATGGATGAGATGGATGCGCGTATCGACTATGCGATCAGCCCCAACGTACCGCAGTGGTCTAAGTTAGCCACATCGTTTGGCTTTAACATGACGCTTGGTTTCAACGTGTCGTCAGCCATCGTTAACTTAGCGCAAGTCCCGCTGGTCGTGATGCCTTACTTAGGTGGTAAGTACGGATACGGTGTTACGGCAACGGCTATTGGCCGGGCCTCTCGTATTTTTGCTAACAGTGGATTTGACCGCGAAGTAGAGATGTTGGTTCCAACCGACAAGGGTGAGAAGAAGGTGAAGGTCAGGGCTTTCCCATCCATGGACAACTATGACTTTACAAAAAACCCTGAGTTAAAGCACCTTGAGACTTTGGTCAAAGTAGCGAGCGCCCGTGGGCAGTTAAACCGCTCGCAGGTTTACGACATCCTTGACGTGGGTGAAGATAACAGTCTGCTTACTAAAGTCAACGCGGCTTCCGGTTTTGTATTCCATCATGGCGAACGCATGAACCGACAGGTTGCACTGATTGCCGCTTACGAGTTGGAACTCAATCAGATGCGCAAGGATGGTCGCACCCTTGACGCCAAGGCAGAACAAGAAGCCGCTGACTACGCGGTGTACGTAACAGAACTTACCAATGGTGGAACAGCCGCCGCCGCTGCGCCGCGTATTGCTCAAGGGCCTTTGGGTAAAGTTCTTTTCATGTACAAACGCTATGGCGTGTCCATGTACTACATGCTGTTCAAGACCGCACGGGATGCGTTAAAAGATCAAGACCCTGTGGTACGCAAAGCCGCCATGAAACAGATCGCAGGTATCTACGGCTCTGCCGCCTTGATTGCCGGTGCATCCGGTGTGCCTATGTTTGGTATTGCCGCCATGGTCTACAACATCTTTAAGGGTGATGATGACGACGACATGGACACAGCCGCACGTAAGTGGATGGGCGAGTTGTACTATAGTGGTCTCGGTAATGCTGTGTTTGGCGTAGAGATTGCCAATCGTGTGGGTCTGAGCGACTTGCTGTTCCGTGACACCACCACAAAACCAAGCGATAGCGTCTTACTGAGTCTGATGGAACAAGCAGGCGGCCCCGTACTTGGCGTTGCAAGCCGTATGGAACGTGGTCTGAAGTTAATCAACGAAGGCTATACCGAGCGCGGTATTGAACAGATGCTCCCCTCTGCGATGGGCAATATGCTGAAAGCCATGCGCTTTGGAACCGAGGGCGCAAACACCCTGCGTGGTGACCCCATTACTGGCGATCTCGGCTATTGGAATACGTTTGCTCAGTTCTTTGGTTTTGCCCCTGCCGAATACACCCGCCAGTTAGAGATCAATAGTTCACTGAAGAACATTGAGCGCAAGACCATGGAAGATCGCACCAAGTTACTGCGCAACTTTTATATTGCCACCCGCAATGGTGACGGGCAAGAACGTGCAAGTGTGTTGCAGAAGATGCTTGACTTCAATAAGAAGCACCCGACTGCGGCGATTACACCGGATACTATCGACAGTTCCATGGCACAGCACATGCGGACAACCTCCGAGATGTACCACGGCATTACGATTAACAAGTCACTGCGACCTGAGTTGATGCGTAACATCCGCGAGTACGACGACGAAGACGAGGAATAAAAAATCCCCCGCTTATTAAGGCGGGGGATAAACTCCTCTAAGGAGAACGAAGGAGACAGGCAACCTGCTCGGTCGGAATAGTATCACAGCCGTCTCCAAATGCGAACCCCCCACCTACCATCTTCAATACGAGGGCGGTATTCCACCACCCAATAACGTCTTTGGGTAATATCGTAGACCTGCCGCACGCACTCCAAGGTATTTATACATGGTATAAATACAGACCCGCCTATCGGAAAGTTATCCCAATTGAGGACAAACCGCACCCCATCAGGGGCGAGGTCGTCGAGGTGTAGTCTATTTTTGGAGGAGCGCGGCGGTTGTCGCCATACTTTGCTCAGTTTCATCGTCCATAAATGATGAGCAGTCCACAGTAATCGCATCGACGGGCGGCCAGTTTGAATGGGTGCCTTTACCCAAGCGAACCTTTTCCTTCTTTGCTTTTGTGCGTCCTGTTTTTAGACCATCAACAAATCCACCATAGTTGATCTGTTGTTTACCGCACCACTCTTTAAGCGGTTTGGGCAGAAGGTACAACCTTTTAATGTCGTACTCGTACCGAGCCACAAAGTTCATTCGTGGTACGGCTTCGGGGTGAATCAGATGATCTAACCCTGTTGCTTGTTTACGTGCATCATCCGTACTCTTGATACGCAGGATGCCGTTGTAGTGGTCAGCCAAGAAATCTGTCAAGATGCTTTCGACATCAACACCCATCTCGGCCATGTCAGTACGTGCGTCTTGCATGACCTTGATAATCCACTGCACGATGGGTGCAATCTGCCAGTCAATCAAACCCAACTTCTTACCCAACATCAAGCCCGTGATTGAACGTGATGATAAGACAGACCAAAAGCGGTTATCGGCTTTGAGGCCAGCCGCTATGTCAATCTTGCGTTGAGTTGTCAGGGCAAGTTCTTTCACCGGCTCCAGATTATTCATGATGTACTGGAGATAAGGTACAGCCGCCACTCCGTAGTGTTCCTTTAGTGCGGCACTAAACTTGTCTGTCTCTTCCTTGGTTTCGAAGTGCACAGGTATGGCTTTGTATTGCAATACCCGTTGGGCTTCCGCTTGTGGCAAAGCCTTGTACAACGAAATGCGCTCGATCATGTCAGTGTTGCCTGTTGTGGCAAACAAAGTTTTCCATGGCTTACCACGTACCCGCTCAACGTTACCTTTAGGCCCCATCCGGTTGCGTTGCATACCACTGGGAAGTTGATAGGCAAAGTCAGACAGGTCTTTCGGTGCGGTGTTGGTCATCTCATCCATGTACACGCATAGGTTTTTGTAGACCTCAGCGCGGTTCATCTTTGAGTTGTACGTATCACGCTCTTGGAGCATGGTCAGATCAGGGTCACCCCATATCGAGGCACCTGCCAACATTGCTGTTGTCTTACCAAGACCGGAGCCTTTACTGTATATGTGGAACGCCGCCGCATTGATTGGTTGAAACTCCATCAACACCGCACCAAGAGACATGCCAACTATGAATTGGTGCATCTCCATACCGGGCTTGTTGTAGAACGACATGGTTTTCTTCCACTCTTCCAACGAACCTTTTGGGTTGAAGGCAGGGAATAGACCCGCAGTTGCACTTGAAGGTGAATTGATCTCAACGCGATCTTTGAACACTTCCATATTGCCAAGGCAAAAGGACGTACCCTTGTCGTCTGTCCAACCAAACTGTCTACGCGCTTCGTCAGCTTCAGCCGTAAACTGTAACTCGTTTACCCATCTCATTGTGTACTCCATCAACTCACCCACGTTCAAGACGGCAACGCCATGCGCGGCTAAGTATTTTCTGAACTCATCTTTTGTTCCTACCGCAGTCAGAGGCAACGTAAACTCACGTACCCCGTCTCTTGGCAGGTGCAGTCGCATCACCAACGCTTCGCCTATCTCGGGGTCTTTCAAGCGACGCACAACGTACAGGTCATTGAAATAAACCATGACGTCTTTGTCTTCGCCTTCAGCGTTCTTGGAGTGCTTGAACACTCCACCATTCTTCCCACGGAAATACGGATGGGGGTACTTGGGTATGTTGTATTTGATAGGGGTTGCGTTGTGGATACCTAGCGGCTTTTGCACCACTACGTTATCTTCTTCCTCAGCCTCTTGTACTTCTCGCCCAAGCGAAATGGGTGACTTAATCTTGCCCCAATGTTGACAGTTCGTGCAGACATCAGGGCGGTACTCGTCAAAGCGTTCGCACAGGTATGGGCCTTTGATCAGGTCAACCTTGGCTTCGGTACGCTCGGCAGTGTATTCCTCATGGTTGCTCGAAATCTTGTGGATGGCTTTACCCCCATCAACACAGAACTTAGCAATAGATAATGCGGCTCGCCACAGTGGTTCAGAAATGTTGTTCTGATTCATCACCGCTTCGCCAATCTGTGCACACCCGCTACCTGCCTGAGTCTTAATCAGGATAGTTTTAAAGCGGCTAATGTAACTACCCGACAGGGCTTGCATCATTGCGTCCGCTTCACGGGGTGCGTACTTCTTGGATACGAGCGGCACCTCATCATCTCCGATCAAGTTGCAGAACAACTCAAACGGGATTGGGTCAGCAGGGGAGCCGACAAACACCACATCTTTCGGTGGGGTGTCTTTGTGATTGTGCGTCAGGGGAACTCTAAGCACCCGAGCCGCATCAGCAGTAACCGCAGGGTCACCATACATATTGTGTTCACGGCATAGTCTTTTGAACCGCTCCGCAACAGGAATCCATGTTTCACGTGAAACAGGTTCAGTCAGTGGCCAGTACACGTGAATACCGCGCCCTGAGTTTACGAGTGTTGGCTTCGGTAGTCTTACTGCTTTGCAGAACGTGCGTAGTGCTAGTAACGCGTCTGCCTGTGTTTCGTAGTCCTTTGACGGCCCACAGTCTAAATCTAAGAAGAACGACCTAAGTTGTTTTACGTTGGGTACTTTACGAGACCCCGCCTCTTCAAACGTACCGAGTGCAAAATAAGCGTCATAACCTTCGTTGTCCAAATTGTGGGCGGCATGGATAACTTCGTCGAGAGAACTGTAGAACTTCTGCACCTTGCGTTCGTCCGATAAACGACCCGCAAAGACACAGTAGAACCCAGCGTCTCCCAACACTGCTTCCAAAAATGTTTTAGTTTCCATATCCGCCGATAGTTAAAGTGAATGAGATAACCGAAAGGTGGGGGTACTAACCGCTCGTCCGCAAGCATGTTGCACGGCTTTCCCCCCAAATTTTAGTCGTCCCAATCACCTACGATGTCGGCAATATCAGACTTCTCAGCCGCAGGGGTTGCGGCTTTCTTTGTTACCTTGATAGGCTCTTCCACTACTTCCTCGGCTTCGACCTTGGCGGGTGCGGCTTTGGGCTTGGGGGCAGGTGCGGCTTCAATGGCTTTCGGTGCAGGAATCACACCATCCATCTGAGACACGTTCAAAGTGATTGCCTTGATGGTGTCAGCGTGGTCACGCATCTCCAAGGCGGCTTTCAACTCATGCTCTTCCAATGCGCGTACTGGCTTGAAGATCAACTTAGGTGTTGCGCTGTCAATGTCAAAACGCATCTCGGTCACGATACTAATGGCATGTGTGTTGTGTGCCTTGAGGTAGCGACCATAGGCTTGCAGTGGCATCTTCTTACCTTCTGCATCACCGAACACAGATGTTGATGGCAGGTTGATTTGATAGACTTCTTGCTTACCCAACTCACTCTCAATCATTACAGCAATACGCTGTTGGAATCGGCATGCACGGCCTTCACCACTTGCGGCAGAACCCTTAACGTGTTGTGAGCAGTCCTTGCAGAATGACGCCTGACGCTGATCTTGTGGAACAGCGGAGTCGGGGCGTTGAGTATCAGACGACCAACATGTTGGCTTTGTGATCTTGCCCTTTTGGTACACGCCCTCAAAGAACATACGGGATACGGGTGCGGCATTGACCAACACGACGTTCATTGCACGTTCTTCGCTAACGCGAACTTCTTTACCGCCAATGAATTCGCGGAATGCACCGCCCTCAATGGAGATGCGACGATTGCCGCTACCTGTGTTACCTGCAAGGGTGCTTGTCAGGTTGTCTTCGATACCGCCAAGCAGTGCAAGGGCGGCGTTGTTTGGTTTGCCAAAAAGTGTTAATTCGCTCATTTCGTTCTCCGGTTAAATATCTTTATCAGTGGTTGTAAAATCAAATTCAAGTTGGACGGGTAGTCCCACATCAGGTTCAATCATCTTCACGTCGTCCTTGGGTTTGCTAGACAGGGCGGCTACCACTTGGGACACATTGAAACGATAGGTGTTGCCTATCTTCACGTATGTATCTTTGGGGATATAGCCCTGACGCAACCAAGCACGTACAGTTGAGACTGAGACTGTAAAGTGTTTGGCCAATACTTCAATCGGCACTAACGGCTCTGTCATCATTTCCTCCGTACAGTTATGGTGTATTCGCTATCCACGTTGAGACCCGGTGGTAGCAGTTCGGGATTGGCCTCAAGGAACTGTTTCATGTTTCCTTGGTGCAAACGCTCATGTAGAAGTTCGGGCACGCCCTGCTCTACAATAAATTTACGCATGGACTCCCAATCGTTCGTCCAATAGTTTGACTTGACAGTGCGGTAGAACAAACCTTCTTCCGTACGCACACTCTCAATGTTCTGTTCCTTGCAGTACACAAGTAAAGCCGCTTTGACTCTGTCCATCTGCGCCTTGAGAATCTTCTCCCCCTCCTCGTAGGCGATACGGGCTTCGTCGTGCTTGGCCTTCATCTTCAAATATACCTTGACCAATTTCTCAACTGGTACTTTGGCTGTTTCTTCTGTCATCTTCGTTCTCCGTTTGGTTATTGGAATCTATATTATAGTGGTGTTTTATCCTTTATTCAAGTATTTCTTTGTAAAGATCAACTATTTTTGTGTGAACGTCTATTTTATTATCTAATAAGTTGTAAACGTGTCTTTCTACACCTGACCCCACGAGTTGTACCACTGTTGTTGGGTGTCGCTGGCCTGATCGGTGCACTCGGGCGTTGGCTTGTGCGTACGTCTCAAGGGATGAGGTTGGCCCCCACCACACCACAGTATTCGCGGCAGTCAGGGTCACGCCATGGGCGGCTGACTGAGGTTGGATGACAAGCACCCGTGTGTCGTTGGGGTCAGTTTGGAACCTATTAAAGATGTCGGTGCGTTTGTTCAAGGGCACATCACCACTGATTACTTCTGTCTTGACACCCTCGGCATTGAGTTTGTCTGTCAGGATAGTGATCACGCTCTTAAACGGCACAAACACCAGCACCTTTTGGCTTGCTTCCTCAATAACTTCTTTCAGTACGGCATAGCGATTCTTGATGTCAAACTCAATGGTCTCGCCCGTGTCGGTGTACACCGCACCACAA